TTGGCCCGGGGCAATGCTTGGGCATAATATAATTGGTGAGTATCCTGTTGAGGCTGTTGCAAATCACTTATTAACAACAAGAATTGTAGGGGTAGCAAGTGGCAAAGCAGAATTCGGGCCGCGAGCATTGGGCAATAGAAGTTTATTAGCAGACCCACGTGGTGAGGATATTAAAGATTTAGTAAATCAATATAAAAAACGAGAACCATTTAGACCATTTGCCCCTGCTATATTAGAAGAACATGTGCATGATTATTTTGATATACCTATGAGTAAATCTCCTTATATGCAATGGGTAGGCAAGTGTAAATACCCAGACAAGTTTCCTGCAATAATACATTATGATGGCACAAGTAGAGTGCAAACAGTAAGTAAAGAAGATAACCCAGGATTTAGAAAATTACTTGAACGATGGTATGAACTAACTGGTTGTCCAATGGTGTTGAATACAAGTTTAAATGTTAGAGGTGAACCGTTAGTTAATACAAGGGAAGATGCACAGCGATGGACAATGGAAAATAATCTTCCTGTGATATGCCCATTAGAATGAAATATATTAATTTAGGTACAGGAAAATTAAATGTTAAGTTTCCTGCTGGTTATATAACAGCAGAAGAGATGTTGTTTGTTAAAAATACAGTTAAGGAAATGTCTCCTAATATATCATTTTTAGAAGTTGGCAGTTTTAGTGGTAAATTGCTTTGTTATTTGTATATGTATCATCCTGATTGGCGGTATGTTGCGGTTGACCCACTAGATCTAGATCATCAGTTCTTTTGGTGGCATACTGATGAAGATGGTATATATCCAATAACAGAAGAAGAATTTCGTAAAAACTGCCCATTTGTTGAATTTTATAAACAAAAGTTTGAATATTTTGAATCTACGGAAAAATTTGATATTATAAGTATAGGTATAGCTGGTAGTAAAATTAATTGGAAAGGGATATATAAAAGAGCCAATTCTTATTTAAAACCGGGTGGTATTATAATTGGAAGAAATTATTATCATTATACTATGGGTGCAAAGATTCAAAATGCATTAGACGAATTGGAATGGAAATCTGTAGTACATTCTACAGGAATGTTTATAATTAAAATAGATAAATACAACATATGAAACTGCAAGAACTTTTTAAAGAACCGCAACATACATCAATTAATGAATTAGATTTACTTGCACCAAAACAAGTATATGTTAAAATGCCAACGGGACAGTTTATATTAGTATCATATCGTAGTACGGGTAGTGCTTTAGGTAGTGCTACTGGCGAAGATGATCCAACTGCATTTGTAAACTTTAAAAAAGTAAGTCCGCAAGAAGCAAAGACATTAGGATTAGAACAACACCTAGCTCCGAGGTACAGCGGCAAGTTAAAACCTGACAATCCAGACCAAAAACCTGATAAAGGTTTTCAAAGACCGCTTGTTTCACCACAACGAGTACAGGGCGGTACACCATTTGATCATCCTGATATTAATGTTATAGAATTTAATAAGAAAGATAGAGATGATAATAACACTATTCCAAATAGTATAATGGCTAAATTAATAAAATGGGTCCAGAATGGTATGAAAGAAGGAATAGATGAAGGTGTCAATGATCCAAACATTTTTAAAGCGGTGTTTATGGCTGGAGGCCCTGGCGCAGGAAAAAGTTATATTGCTAAACAAATGCTCGATGGCACCGGACTAAGACAACTTAATTCAGATATTGCATTTAAATGGTTAATGAATAAAACAAATTTGCGGTTAGACATGCCAGATGATGAAAAAGAAGAGCGAGATCAAGTTCGTGCCCGGGCTAAAGAAATGACAAAAAGCCAAGAAGAATTATATCTACACGGAAGATTAGGACTTATTATAGACGGTACTGGTAAAGATATAGCAAAAATAAGTGATATTAATAAAAGGCTTAAAGGCATTGGGTATGAAACAAGAATGATTTTTGTTAATACTGACTTAGACACAGCACTAGCACGGAATCAAGATAGAGCCAAACAAGGTGACCGTACTGTTGATCCTGCAATAGCAACAGACGCGCATAAGAAAGTACAAAATAATATGATGGCTTACCAGCAACAATTCGGCAAGAAGAATTTTTATGTTATTGATAATTCTGATGGTCCACCATCAGACGATCGTAAGCAAAATTTTAATTTTGTTTGGAAAGATTTAAGAAGGTTCCTCAATACTCCGCCTTCTAGTGACGCTGCTAAAAAATGGATAGCAAATGCTCGTAAACCTTCTGCTTCTACAGGGCAAGTTGACCCATCGTTAGGCCAAGGTGATACCGATACCGATGATACACCATTTGGTAGTAGTTATAATGATGTTGGCTCTTATGGTAATAAAGTAACACGAAATGCCAAAACAGCCGGAAATCTGGCACGGCAAGCAACCCTCGCAAAATCACGCCGTCGCGCAAATACTATAGATTTTTAATTGACAAAATACTGAGTAGATGTTATACTAAATACTATAGAAATATGGATAGTATAATGGTTGAAATATTTAATAACATAGTTTTAGATAATCTTGGTAAAGAATGGCCGTGTTCATTGGAAACAACCGAGAATGGCACAGTTATTGCTCACATTAATGGATATTCAGACGCATATCCATTGATTTTATCACGTGACATAACATTTATTACAAATATTAATAAAAATTTAATAAAATTGGGAGTTAACAGAAAAGTTTCAGTATCATTGTCGGAAAGAGATGATACAGTAGAGTTCAGTACTGATAATATATTGTAATCATATGGCAAAAATAGAAACTTTCGAAAATCAAGCCACAACAGCCAATGTTGACTTGCAAAAGATACAAGGCAGTAAAATTTTTATTGCTACGCCTTGCTATGGCGGTGTAGTAACTGAAGAATATCATCGCAGTATGATAAATTTGACTAATATTTTAATTTTTAATAAAATTGATTATGTTACAATGACACTTGCTAATGAAAGTTTAGTAACTAGAGCCCGTAATACGTTAGCATCTATATTTTTAGCACACGACGATTGCACACATTTATTGTTTATTGATGCAGACATTAGTTTTCATTGGGAATCAGTGTTACAGTTAATAGAGCATGATAAAGAAGTAGTAGTTGGCGCTTATCCAAAGAAGGGTATCGAATGGGCAACATTATATAATACAGTTAAAAGTGGAAATATATCTGTTGCTGAAATGGAAGAATATAGTACAAGTTATGCATTAAATTTTATAGTTGAGGATGGTAATAAATTAGTTACTGAAGGTTCGTTGATTAAGTTAAAAGATGCAGGTACTGGTTTTATGCTTATTAAGCGCGAAGTATTCGAAAAATTTATAAATAATTGTCCTAATATAGAATATATTAATGATATAAATATCGATGAATTATTATCAAGTACGTTCTATGCGTTTTTTGATACATCAATTGATGAGGAATCAAAAAGATATTTAAGTGAGGATTATACATTTTGTCGCCGATGGCAAAAATTAGGTGGTGATATTTGGCTTGATCCTAATATTAAACTTAATCACATAGGACATCATGCATTCTCCGGAAATACAAAAACATTATTCGAGATAGTAAACTAAAATGGATATAGAACCAGTAACAAGTGACGGCGCTGCGGCGTTAAGAACAGAATTAAAAAAATATATGGCTGAACGGCCTGAAGTCATTGCGGCTATTGCTAATGCAAGGGAACATGGTGATCTTGCAGAGAATGCCGAATACCATGCCGCCCGCGAACGGCAAAGTTTCATCGAAGGTAGAATATTAGAGTTAAATGGACGATTAGCATCAATTAAAATAGTTGACTTAGACAAGGTACCAACTGATTTTGTATGTTTTGGTTCCAAAGTAACAATTGCTGACATAGAAACAAATGAAACATTAACTTATATTATCGCAAGTGATTTAGAAACCAATCCTGTCGAAGGCTGGATTAGTTATAAATGTCCGCTAGGCAAAGCACTAATGGGTAAAACAGTTAACGAGATTGTAGATTTTGAGCATAATGGTAAAGAATACGAAGTGTTAGATATATCACGGGTTGGCTAATTTTAAAAATATATAAATAGTTATATGATTACAACTTGGGTTATAGGATTATTCTTTTGTGTCAATAATTTATGCTATCAAATGGTGTTACCACCTGAATATATATTAAAAAAGGAATGTGCTTACCACGCGAGTAAAATGGAAAATGTACATAAAATGTATAATATTCCTAAGGATATAGAAGTGCAATCGAGATGTGTTAACACAGACTTTATTAGTACTGAAGTAGATCGAATTTAGCAGGAATATAGGGGAAAATAAAATGACTGAAAACCAAGAAGAACTAGCAAGGATACTGCAATTAGCAGGCCTCCAAGAAGACGACGATGAGATGGAAAATTTTGATGCACCTATGTACATCGAGTTATACACAAAAATCGCGCAGATTGCAACAGAAGCAGTAAATGATATTAAACGTTGGGACGCAGGTAACGAGTTTGATGAAACTCGAACTTGGGATTTAGCACATAGAAATATGAAACCCATCCTTCAAGCAATTGAAGAAGTTTACGATATTGGCACAGTCTTAGAAGACGATTAATTTACACAAATATAATAAAAGAATGGGCTATTAAGGCCCATTTTTTTTACAATAAATACTAGTATGGTCAGTTCCACACGCGGCACAGTTGACACACAGTTAATAAAGAAACCACATAGATCTGAGACGTTTTCAAAAAAGCAGTTAAAAGAATTACAACATTGCTATGATGATCCTGCATATTTCTTACAAACATATTGTCTTATACAACATCCTATTTTGGGACGTATAAAATTCAATTTATACGATTATCAAAGAGATTTAATAGACGTATATCATAATAATAGATATTCTATTGCTATGCTTGCTAGACAAACTGGAAAATCTACTTGTGCGGCAGGATATCTATTATGGTATGCTATGTTTAAAGCGGATAGTACTATTCTTATTGCAGCTCATAAGTATTCGGGCGCACAGGAAATAATGTCAAGAGTTCGATTTGCGTATGAAAGTTTACCAAATTTTATTAGGGCAGGCGTAACTGCATATAATAGAAACTCTATAGAATTTGATAATGGGTCTAGAATTATATCTCAAGCAACAACAGAAACTACTGGTCGAGGTTTATCTTTAACATTAATATACTTGGACGAGTTTGCATTTGTCCCTCCACGTATTGCATCTGAATTTTGGACTGCTTTATCTCCTACACTATCTACAGGAGGTAAGTGTCTTATTACATCTACGCCAAATCAAGATGACGATCAATTTGCACGAATTTGGAGAGAAGCAATAAACACTGTAGATGCATATGGTAATGAACAAAAAATTGGTAGAAATGGATTTGCTTCTATATTAGTAAAATGGCCAGAACATCCGGATAGAGATGAAGAATGGGCATCGTTAGAAAAAGCAAAAATAGGAGAAGATAGATTCAGACGAGAGCACGAGTGTGAATTTATTACTAACGACGAAACTCTTATTAGTAATCTTAAATTACCGCTTTTAGAAAGTCATAATGTTGTACGTAAAACAGGACAAATTAGATGGTATTCTCCTATAATAAAGGATAAAGTGTATTGTCTTGGTCTAGATCCTAGTTTAGGCACAGGCGGCGATAATGCGGCTATTCAAGTATATGAACTACCCGGATGTAAACAAGTAGCAGAGTGGATGCATAATAAAACACCTGTACAGGGGCAAATAAAAATTCTACGCGAAATATGTAATGTTATAGAAGAAGAAAGTGAAAAAACAGCAGAAATATATTGGAGTGTAGAAAATAATACATTAGGAGAAGCGGCCCTAGTTGTAATCCGTGAAATGGGCGAAGAAAATATACCCGGGACATTTCTTAGTGAACCTAAAAGAGCAGGTAGTGTTCGTAGGTATAGACAAGGGTTTACAACAACAAATAAAAGTAAATTAACTGCATGTGCTAAATTTAAAAGTTGGGTAGAAAATGATAAAATGATAATGTGCAGTCCAAATCTTATTCGTGAAACAAAAACATTTGTAGCACGAGGAGCATCTTATGCCGCTAAAGATGGAAATACAGATGATCTTGTTATGGCAACATTATTAGTTGTACGTATGGCAATAACAATAGGACAATTTGATGGTACTGTATTTGATACACTACAAGATACATTTGACGAAGACGAAGGCGGCGATTTAAAACCTATGCCAATAGGTATAATATAATAAATACATATAATGATTAGGAAGGTTACATGGCTATAGATTACGAAGGATTTTCATCTGAAATATTTAATATTCTTAAAGGAACCGGATCTAGTGTGGTTTTATTCACAGAAGCCGGTCAACGTACAGTAGATCCCACTGAAGCACGACGGTTTTATGATCGTAATATAAGTATGATGGTTAATATAGACAACGATGAGTTAAAAATTCATTTAAGCGAACATGAAGATGTTAATGAAGACGTAATAGATATGCTACGAAACCAGGCTAAAAAATATATGTTTGAGTTTACAATTAAAACATATGGAAAGCAGTTACAACCAAAGGATTTTGCACACATGGCTATGAATAACGCGGTAACAGAAGGTTTAGAAAAACCATACGGAAGTATGAAAAGCAGTTACCAAAAAATTAATGATGCTAAACTAATAATTCGTCACTCCAAGCAAGTAGACGAGGAAAAGGTAGGCGCTAGATCTCGCAATATAAAAGGCTTATATATTGAAAATGCTGAAGGCGAAAGATTTAAGTTCCCCTACATACATCTTACAGGAGCACGAGCAATGGCTCGTCATATAAATGAAGGCGGCACACCGTACGATGTTGTTGGCGAACATATTGTCGAAACTGTGAAAAATCTAAAAAAGTTACAAGAATTTACAAAATATGTAAGACGCAATTCTTTAGTCAATGAACAAACATCGGATGTTATTAATAAAGTTAACACATATAAAACTGATGCAAAAACAGAATTAACTAGATTGGCCGGAGTAAGATCATATCAATCTATGGTAGAGCAAATCGAAGCACAAGAATCAGTCAATGATCCAGTCAATGAATTGGTAGATCAATTAAAAGAAAAATTTACAGTAAAATATTTTGATCAACAATTTGAAGATATACTACCTTTCATTGCAAATCTTCCTCTTCAAGAAGAAGAAATAGTAGAAGAAGATCATATGATAGCACATTGGGAAGAAGTTGTTTCCGAAATGCTAGAAGATAAATTTTCAAAATTTGAAGTATGAAAATATTTGATATAATAAACGAAGCAGATGCTCCTATGATAATTCCGGGCGGAATTCCTGACGTTGATGTTAATTCGTTTAACAAAGAAGTATTAACATCGGAAGTTCCTGTTTTAGTCGACTATTGGGCAGAGTGGTGTGCCCCATGTAGAATGATTGGACAACTACTTAGTGAAATCGCTGGCAGATATGCTAATAAATTAAAAATTGTTAAAATAGACATAGATGATAATCCGCAATTTCCTTCCAAATATGGGTTCACTAGTATACCAACATTAATGCTATTTAAAGACGGTGCTGTTGAAGGAACAACAACCGGCGCCATATCAAAATCAAAACTAACATCGTTTCTCGATTCTAAAATTTCATAAAAAACCTCCCAAAACCACTTGACAGATAAATAATAAAGTGTATACTTAATACTGTATATGAGAGTATATACACTTAGGCAAATTTTAAGGCTAACATTAAAGGAGAAATATTATGGCTACATTGGCTGAAATTAGGGCAAAACTATTAGAACAAGAAACCCGCCGCGGTCCCGGTACAGGTACTGGAGACAACGCAATATATACATTCTGGAATATTCCAGAAAACACAACCGCAACATTACGATTCCTACCAGATGGTGATACAGATAACACTTTTTTCTGGCGGGAACGTCAAATGATTCGTTTAGCATTTCCGGGAGTTAAAGGTCACGACGAAAGTCGTTCGGTGACTGTTCAAGTTCCTTGTATAGAAATGTGGGGAGATGCTTGTCCAGTACATGCAGAAATTCGTCCATGGTTTAAAGATACATCCATGGAAGATATTGCTAGAAAGTATTGGAAAAAGCGATCTTACTTATTTCAAGGATTTGTTATTGAAAATCCTCTTGCTGAAGACGAAACACCAGAAAATCCAATTCGTAGGTTTGTAATCAATCCAAGTATCTATAAAATTATAGCGGCCGCATTGATGGACCCAGATTTTGTAGAAATACCAACAGATTACGAACAAGGTACAGACTTTAGATTGACTAAAACTCAACAAGGTCAGTATGCTGATTATTCTACATCCAATTGGGCACGTCGTGACCGTAGTTTAAATGAAGAAGAACGACAAGCAATAGAATCAAATGGTTTATTTAATTTAAATGATTTTATGCCACGACGTCCAAGTGAAGATGACGTTAAAGTTATTTTCGAAATGTTTGAAGCATCAGTAGATGGTCAACTTTATGATCCAGATCGATTTGGTCAACATTATCGTCCGTTTGGTTTAAACGTGGACAATGGAAATGGTAAAAAACCCGCTCAAGCGGCAAGTACACCTGCTCCTGCTCCACAACCCGCTGTTGAGAAAACAGAAGAAACTGTAGTAGAAACACCTGCCGCAGATCCTGTTACAACAGAAGGTGCAAAGCCGAGTGCTCAAGATATTTTAAAAATGATCCGCTCGCGCCAATCATAATCGATTGTTTAAGGGGGGGCAACCCCCCTTTACTTTAAGGAGATAATATATGGCTAGACCATTTGACGTAAGTAAATTTAGAAAAACAGTAACAAAATCTGTTCCTGGTTTAAGTGTAGGATTTAGAGATCCAGATACATGGATCTCCACTGGAAATTTAGTTCTCGATAAACTAATTAGTAATGATTTTCATAAGGGTATACCTTTAGGAAAAGTTACAGTATTCGCTGGAGAAAGTGGTAGTGGTAAAAGTTTTGTTTGTGCAGGCAACATTGTAAAAAATGCACAAGAAAAAGGTGTCTTTGTTATTTTAATTGATTCGGAAAATGCATTAGACGAAGCATGGCTTCATGCATTGGGAGTTGATACATCACCTGATAAGTTATTAAAAATGAATTTAGCAATGATAGATGATGTTGCTAAAGTTTTAAGTGACTTCATTAAGGAATATAAAGATAACTATGCAGAATTAGAACATGAAGATCGTCCTAAAGTTTTATTTGTTGTTGATTCGTTGGGTATGTTATTAACACCCACAGATGTTGCCCAATTTGATAAAGGCGATCTTAAAGGTGATATGGGGCGTAAACCCAAAGCATTAACAGCATTAGTTCGTAACTGTGTTAATATGTTCGGTAGTCTTAATATAGGTCTTGTTTGTACTAATCATACGTATGCAAGTCAGGACATGTTTGACCCAGATGATAAAATTAGTGGCGGACAAGGGTTTATATATGCATCTAGTATTGTTGTTGCAATGAAGAAACTTAAACTTAAAGAAGATAGTGAAGGCAATAAAATTAGTGATATAAGAGGTATACGTGCGGCGTGTAAAGTAGTAAAAAGTAGATATGCCAAACCGTTTGAAAGTGTTCAAATCAAAATACCATATGACTCAGGAATGGATCCTTATAGTGGATTAGTAGACTTATTTGAAAAAGTAGGCGTGTTTACTAAATCTGGAAATAAACTACAATATACTTCTACTAAAGTAAAAGGTGAGGTTATAAGCGAGTTCCGTAAAAAATGGACTCCCGAAAAACTAGAACTTGTAATAGAAGAATTGGGGGACAGGGATATTTTCCAAAATAGTTAAATACATGTTTTACTATCCGGAGAAAATATATGTCAAGTTTGTATACCGATGATGCAGAAGAACTAGTAAGTTTATGGTCGAGTGTTAAACAGTTTATTACTGCAAAAGAACGAGAAGATGCCGCTGAAAGTTTTTTAAAGGCGGCCGAAGAAATTTATAATATAGAAGATATGGTAAATGAGTTATCTGGAAGTGACTCTGATTTGGATAAGATACTATCAACTAATTACATGGCCGAAGAAGAAGAGAACGAAGACGAAGAGTTTGATTAAGTATGTCTAAATGGTATAGAGCAGTACAAAAGGATCTTGGCAACATTGTTAAGGCTATAGAGTATTTTGAAATAGAATTAAAGCAAGGAAGAATAGAAATAAGCCTTGCAGGTAATATAGAAAAAAATAGTAGAGATATACCCGGTATTGTAGAACACCGGTTTAGCCAACTACAAGAAATAGAAGCCATTCTAGAACACCTCAATATTGAATTAAGAAAATTACGTTCAATCAAATATAAGCAATTTTTAGAACATTATCAACGACAATTAACTTCTCGTGATGTCCAACAAT